TCCCAGTCTTCTACTGAAACAATATTCTTAAGAATAAGTTGTGTCTTCAACATATCATTGAACATCTGAGCAAATCTCTTTCTCAGACGACCAACAAACTTGGCAAACTTAAGTTCATCTCTTAAGATTTCTGAAGAACGACCAAGGTTAAAACCACCATCGGCAGCAATTCTTGATTCTGGAACACCGAGTGCTCTATAAAGTTTCTTTTGGAAATACTCAATATCAGCAAGTTCTCCTAAGTTTTGTCCGCCAGGAAGAGTTGTAATTTCAGTTCCTCTACCACCTTCTCTTCTAGGAAGCCAGAAGTCTTCCATCATACTCATATGCTTACGATCATCACGAATTTCTCCTGTAGATGCATCATAAACTTGTTTGTTACGATAACGATTCATAACATCACGAAGATATTGTTCTGCCTTTACTTTAGGAAGATTACCAACATCAATATAAAAAATACGACGTTCAGGTGCTCTTGATAATCTATAGATGACCAAAGAATCCTCAATCATTCTAAGTTGATTGAGTGCTTTGATTGCTTTATGAAGATATGAAAGGACAGAACCTTTATTTCTATCTACAAGACCTGAAGTGCAATATGTAATTGCATCTTTTGCAATTTTAGTTCCCTTATTTCCACCACCACCGGTTAAGTTTCCTGTCGGATAGTTTGGTTTGGGAGTGTATACAAAGTACTCTTCAATTTCTGGAGCAATACCATTTTTCTGTTCATCACGACCAGCAATATTTGGTCCAATAACATTATTATCTTGTTTCTTTTCTTGGCGGACAAACCGCATCTTCATTGGGTCAATATACCTCAGTTCTTTAATTCCTTCCTGAGGATTTTTGAGATCGATTACCTTATGATAATAAAGTCTTCCATCAACATACCAATTTCTAAAAATTTCGTGTGACTTCTTATCAAAATCTAAAATTTCTTTAATGTACTTAAATTCTTGTCTGATTGCTTTCTTTAAATTATCCGTAGCATTTAAATTGGATAATTCAATTTCAATCGGAGAATCATAAAGATCACTCACAATTGCTTCATTTACAACATCTTCGATAGCACCATCCGCTTCTGGATGTAGTGACATCTCTCTGTATCTTTTGATTAGATCAAATTCTGTTCTATATTGTCCTTCAATATCTACATACGAACCATAAAATCCACTAGCAATATAGTTATCAACCCCATCCTCGTTATTCACGGGGACAGGGGAAACTACAGATTTGGATTTCTTTTCTGTATCATCAATAGAAAAACCAAAAAGTTTTGCCATATTATAAACTAACTTAGACTATTATTCTATTATTTAGGTGATATCTTCACCACCAGATTGTGGAGCATTACCTTTAAATGCCTCATAGTAATGAACTTGCATTTCTACAGTAAACTCCTGAACGGTATCAGTTGTTTCATAACTTAAATCAATTGTAGAAATATTAGTCGGGAATACATCTTTGAAAACGTACTTTCTAAGAGTTCTTCCATCACGATCAAGTTGATGAACTTTGGCATCTACTTGATAAAGTGCAGGATCTGTTTCACCAGTTCCGTTATCAAGTTTGTTGATGGTATTCATCCACTTCTCAAATGCGGATCTGATAGAGAATGAAGTGTCATTAATAACAGTGATTGTCCAGGTTTCAAATGTTCTATCTCCTGCAATTTTCAAGATTCTTCCCCTAAAGGGAATATCAATAGGTGCAACTGTAGATGCGGGCAGAGCTGCTGCTTTTACAAGAAATCTTGAATTTTCAATTACTTCATTTTCATCTTGAACTCCAACGATTGAGGGGAAAACTAATTCCACCTCAAATAGATTGGGTCTTGCACCACCACCCTTCAGTTTACTTTTAAAGTCACTGATGGTTCTTAGTGGTAAAGTATTTACTTGTTGACGGTTTGCCATTTTTTCTTATACCTCTAAATTAAACGTTACCGATTACTTCATCAAATGAAACACCAGTTCTGGTGGCAACAAACGTAAGACCGATGAAGTTGATTGATCTTGCGGGTTTGATAAAGATGTCTGCTACAAACTCATTATTATCTATAATAGCAGCAGTGTTATTTGTCTCATCACAAATAACTACAAAGTCGAAGATTCCTCTCTTTGCCTGAACATCACGAAGGAATGGTTCAACAATGTTCACAAAGTTAGTTCTTGTGATTTCATCATTGAATTCGAAGAGTTGATCTTTTGCAGCAGCAGAGATTGCATCTTCAAGGAAAATAAACAAACGACGAACGTTAATACGATCAAATGCGGATGACTTACCAAATCCAGTCTTGTCTCCAAAGAGAACAATACCGGCACCGGGTGAGAAGATTACTGGATTGACTCTGCTAGAATACAATCTATCTCTCTGTGCTTTAGATGGAGTATATGCAAGTTTAACTGCATTTAGAATTCCACCACGGTTTGTTCCTGCTGGTGAGAACCATGGGAAATTGTTTGCATCGTTTCTGGCACAAAGTCCGGCAATGTCTCCATTTAGTGGAACATATCTGAAGGTATTTGCAAACCTATCAAACATATACTTATAACCACTATCAAAGATTCCATAAGTTGTTGATGTGATAGGAGCATAGAAACTAATTACATTTTCGGTAATTATTTCATCCGAATTAATGTTTACTGCCCTATCATCAGAGGTATCAGTAATTGCCGCACCTCTATATGGTGAGATGAATGCAATTGCATCCTTTCTTGCTTCGGCGACTGCAATACACTTATTAGCAAGTGCTTGTGCATCTTCCTTAACATATCCTGCAGATCCCATAAGAATGAAATCTACATTATACTTTTCAGTATTCTCGAATAATCCGTAACCACTAACTAATCCATTCAAACCTGGACTTAATGCACCAGTATTTTCTATGTTACCTGCTCCATCATAATTCCAACCACCACTCAATGTGTTATTAGAATTACCGGTTGCGGCAAAGGTAATACCTTCTGCATTTTGATCCCAACCAACATCAGACTCAGGATCGAATCCAGTTCCAGTACTCTTAAATCCAGTAGTTACAATACCTACTGGTTGTGAACCGGCGAAGATATATTGTGAACTATTTGCAGTGAACTTTCTCCAGTATGAAGGAGAACCTAAAGAGAATTCAGCATCTTTTGCTTTTGATACTGAGAGGTTTTTCTCAAGGATTGTTCCGGAATTTCCAGTGATATCTCCATCACCATCAATTACAACAACATGGACTTCATCAAATCTAGAACCTCTTGATGCTGCATACTCAGAAGTTCCTGGACGATCTGCAAGTTGATTCCACTTAACAGTCGTTGAAGAAGTTAAAGTGAGTGACTGTTGATCGAACCAATCTTTCTGTGCAGTAACAGAAGGAGTTGCGTATGATGTTGCTATTCCAGAAGTATGAATTGCTACATTTCCACTTCCGGAGAATGTATAAACACCAGCTGGTTGGTAATCAACTTCAGTAACAGTTCCTGTTGCAGAGACATGCTCAAGAACTTTTACATAAGCATCCGAACCGGCAACCTGAGTTACAATACCTTTTAAATATCCATCAAGAACTGAAGTAGTTCCTGCTCCAGGAAGTATTGCTGAAATTGCTTGAGTGACTCCCATTCCAACAGTAAATCCTGCAGGTGCTGCAGATAATGTTAGAATTTGATCTGCTTTAGCATCAATAATTCCAACTCTCAATCCATTTGCCCATGATCCAGGATTTCTTGCGGCAACAACTACATTAGAAATTGCATTCTCATCGTATCCCAATTCTTCATAGTGCTCAAGACTCTTAATCTTAATACTTGCTGCAGCACCAACAAACCCGTTTTGTAGGCCAGTATCATCTGCTCTTACAACACTAAGTGCCCCACCATATGCCAGATAAGAAGAAGCAACTAACCAGTGCTCATAGTGCTTATCTGTTCCGTATGGCTTTCCAAAGACATCTAATAAGTCTTTCTCGCTTCCGATTACTGTAGGAAGATCAACTGGACCTTGTGCAAAAGGTGCAACAATCGCACCAATGCCACTGGAGGTTGGGTCAACCCTACCGACAGTTAAGTCTACTTCTCTTACTACAATACCAGGAGATGCTAAATTTAGTGGCATCTTGTTTTTTCCTCGCATCCAATTTACCTAAAAATATTTAGGAAAAGGGGTATTTCTAATGGGGAAACAATGCGTGAATACTTACCAATCAGGATATTCCCATCTCAAATTACTCTTTCTACCTTTACTTACTCTTTCAACCGTACATTCTTTACACTCATAGGAATATGATGATGCTAAAGTTTTTCTATTTTTTCGAGTTAGATAAAAATCATCCATTAAACTTTTAACTTTGCCACAAACTCTACATTTACGATCGAAAAATAATAAATGTTCTAGTTCTATCTCTTCATCAATGGACATTACCTATAATCCCACATATACGATCTATCTCCGTATTCATCTGCATACCATCTATCCCCTGAATTATCTACAAAAGTTGTTTCACTATTAATTCCATCCTCAATAAATCCAAATGGGGCCATGTCCTGATCAATTTGATTTTTTTGCTCTTCGTATATTCTCTTTCTTACATCATTCTCTGTCATCTCCTTAAAATATTCTTGTGCTACTAACCAGGAGAATATTACAAGACACATTGCCAAGTCATCATTACAACCTTCTTCTGCTTCAAAAGAATTTCCTTTTTGTGAAAATGTAGTTAATTCTGATATAATTTCGTAATCAGATGCAAGTAATTTATCATCTTCTACAAGAGTTTTGAGATTTGAACATCCTAATTTTTTAACTGCAGAAGTTGTACGAACTCCAAGTTGAGTTTTTTTACCAGAAAATCCTGTTCCCACTATCTGTCCATTTCTACCTCTCATAGTTGCCATTAAAATATTTTCATATTCCAAATCATATTGAAGAATACTAGCAACTTGATCACCAATATCATTAACCTCTATTAATAGCCAGGATTGATTATAACCTTTTGCTACATCAAATATGATATTGGGAAATAACATTGGTTTGATTTCATTATTCCTATATTTTGCAACTACCTTATAAGGAAATTCTGTGATATCAAAAACAATAAATGCTGAGTAGTCTTTACCAAGACCACGGGCAACATCTACTGTCATTAGATAATTATGATCCTCAATAGGATTTTCATAGACATCTAATCCGGCATTTCTTTGTATGGGATCTTCATAAACTAAAGTTTTGAGTTTTGATGGATTAATTAATGTATTAACAGAACCCAAGAACTCACATTCAAACTCAACACGAAACTGTTCTTCTGATGTGTTTGCAATTGTTTGTTCTTTCCAAACAACATCTCTACCAGGAACTTCTGACCAGTGAACCTCTGTAGGAATATATTCGTTTTTATTTCTCTCCGCATCATGCCACATACGGTAGAAGTGATTCATACCGTGTGGTGTTGATACAATAATTACTTTTGTGCTTTTGCCAGAAGTAATAGTAGGATAAACAGATGCAAAGAAGGAGTCAGCTACATGATTGGGGACGAATGCGAATTCGTCGAGAAATAATATATTGAACGACATGCCTCGAACAGCACTCGCAGATGTAGATGATGCCAATATCTTACTGCCATTTTCTAGTTCTATATTTCCTTTATTCCATACTAGAATACCTTGCTGCATCCATTTTGGCAAGTTTTCGTATGCGGTTGATAATCTTCCTAACAATTCTCTAGCAGTAGATGCTTTGTTTGCCAGAATACCAATGTTTACACTGTCATTAAAAAGTGCATAATGCAGTAGATATGATACCACAGTAGTAGACTTACCGGTCTGTCGTGGCATCTTACAGATATTAAATCTATTATTGTGAAAATTGTGAATTAATTTCTCTTGAAAATGATATGGATGAAACTGTGTTAAACCTTCATCAAGAGAAACAATTTTAATATAGTTATTTGCAAAATAAATTGGATCTTGTTTACATTTCAGAAACTCAATAATTTGATCTTCTGTAAACTCAATCGCAGTGTTTGCTTTTTTTAATAATGGATTACCAAGATATACGTCACTCATAAAATCAAATTAACAATTCCAAGCTCTTAATGATTTAGACAATCTATCATCACCAGTATTATTAGAAGGTTTTTGCCTCTTTCGCATTCCCTTCATTCTTGCACAAAAACTTTTCCTGCGAGGATTACCAACTTTTTTACTAGGTGCTTTCAGATCACTACCAGGATTTTCTGCTTCATAAGACTTACGTCCCTTCTCATTAAGACCACCAGACTTACTCTTACCCGATTTTTTAGTCCAGGCAGCACCCTCTTCAAGTTCACTCTTCCAATCAGACTGTTCAAATCTTACTTTTGGTTTTAATTTTTTCTTACCATCAGGAGAAGGAACAAACACTCCAGTTTCTGGAGATTTCATGTCTACACTATCAATATCACCATCAACATCGGCATCAATTCTTCTTACTGCTTTTGCCGTAAGTTTCTTCAAGTTACCACCACCGACTTTAGATTCTTCTTTTTCTTCAGATACACCAGATTTTCTGAGTCTCTTTGCTTGACTCTTATGCATTTCGACTGCTTTATCTAGTTCTTTGGCAATACTTTTAACACTTTCAGGATTCTTATGACTCTCATCCATCTTAACTTCTTCTTTCATTTTTTCACGTTTTGCTTTTGCCTTAGCAAGTAATCTTTGTTTTGCTGCTTCTCTCTCATCTTTGGGAATAGGAGTTACTGCACCAACTTTTTGATCAACATCACCAACATCATATCCTTCCTTCTTTACACAATTATTTACAACTTTACCAAACATCTTTTTGGTTCCTTTCTTCTCATAACCTTTCCAACACTTTTGTCCCTCATCAATCTGCTCTTGTCCACCTTTAATGGGTTCTGGTTTGATAATATCAACGAACTCATATTCCATTGCCTGAAAATCATCTCTCCAATCAGAATACTCTACAGACTCTGACTTATTTCCCCAGTTAGCAGCACCAACCTTACGACACTTTACAAGTGCTCCGGAAGCATATGCAGAAGGCCAAACACTATATCTACTCTTGACTTTCTTATAACAGGCATCTTTCTCACCTGCCTTTTCTACTACAGTTTCTTCTGTCTTCACGTTGATTGCCTTCCCTTTTCTATCTGGATTTGGATCTTGACGTTGCTTTCTACTAAATGCCTTTTTCTCTTCCTTATCGTCTAAATTTGCGGCCATTTTGCTGGATCCACATTTTGGTTTTGTGGTTTGTCCTGGTTGTTTAGCACAGGGTTTTCCGGCATACTTGCCACCTAATTGGACCCAACCAGGTTTTCCATCACTTGATTTGCTTTTACCAAACCAGTCGCGCAAAGAACTGTCACCAGATTTCGATTCACTTACTCCTCCACCATTTCCGCCACCATTACCGTTTCCACCACCATTTCCATTTCCACCATTCCCATTACCGTTTCCACCATTCCCATTACCATTATTATCACTATCTTCTCCAGATTCTTCTCCGTTTTCTTTGCGAAGATATCCACCAGATGCAATACGATATCCCAGTGGAATTCGTTTACACTTCTTATCAGTATAACAATAATAATATCCTTGCTTACACTTTTTCATCGACGAAAAGTAGATTACTCTTTATTATTTAGAAAACCTTGCTTAAGCATTTTTTGAAGTTCTGATGTAGACCCAACAAACACTGCATTATTGGTGACATTATTTGTGGTCTTTTTAGTTTCGTCTTCTACATCCTTAAGTTTCTTCTGTAAGTCAATCAACTTATCAGTAGTATCCGCAACACTCTTAATCAACTGCCCTGCGACCTCGTATGCCCTTGGACTGCCTCCTTCCCCTGCTACCTCCATAATGCCGTTGATTGCCTCCTGACCCTTCTCTATGAGGGAGTAGAGATTCGCACGACTATAGATATAATCTTTCTCTATATCATCATCCTTCGATTTTATGATCTCTGGTTTTTTGATTGGTTTTGACTCTACAATATCACTATCAATATTCAGAGCCTCATCGATTGAATCATAATTATTATTCATAACAATCAAATATCCTCTTGTCTAGTAGGACTATAATCTTTGGAGTCTCCTAAAAATTCCCAACTCTCGGTAAATCCAAAATCATCACCAGGTTCTGCAGTAATGGGATCAGGAACAGCAGTATATCTCATTTCACGTTTTGCGGTCTTTGTATTAGTATCAGCATAAACATCTGCCTGAACTTTGCGGATGAGACCATCAGATGTATCGGCAATAGAACCGAATAGATAAGTTTTAGCAGTAAATCTTAGAGTATAAATTAATGCTCTTCTCGTTTGGAATGATCCTTCATAATCATCTTGAAAATCAATACTATCGAGAACAATTGGAATGTCTCTTTTTTCTCCAATAGAACTGACTAAATCTACAGTCAAATTAAAAGATGGTTGAAAAAATGGCAGTATTTGCTCAACAATTTGAAGAGCATCATCATTCAACTTACTGAAAATATTAAGTTCAAATCCAATATTATATGGAACCGGCATAAAAACTTTTTTTGTTTTATTATCAGTAGTATCGTTTGCCTTAAATGTTTGAGTAACTCCAGTTTTTCTAGTTGAATCATATTGAATCGTAGTCATCTCAAATGACATTCTTGGAAGAGTGATTGCAATAGATTTCGTTAACTGTTCTTGTTCTTGAATTTTTGTCAAAAACTTCTGCATTGGTCCATAAGAAAGACCAACTTTTGTTTCATCTAAAATACTACCATCACTTTTTGTATGTCTGATAGAAATATCATTAAATAAAGTTCCAAAACTAATAATAGTTTTTCTTATAATTTCGTGATAAAAGTATGTTCCTAACATTAATAATTACCAAATGGATTTGACTCTGAGAAATCTAAAATATCATCCGCCTCTAATTCTATTTCTTCATTAGTGTCATACGGATTATCATAACTCTCTGTATCGTAACTTAAAACAGTGTACCTAGCAGATGAAATTGTCCCTACAACTGTTTCACCAGGACTAAACTTACCAGTATTTAGTGAGACTCTAATATTGGTAACAGGAAGAACACCTGGTGTTGTCGGTTGAGTAGTTCTGAAATCTCTGATTTTTGCCGTTACTCCTGAGGATTCTCCAGTTATGGTTTCGTTATAGATATAAGTTCCAACACCAACTGTAGATAATCCTGTTATGGAAACCGTAGGTGCCTGAGTATATCCAATACCTGTATTAAGCATTCTAATATAATCAAGTTTACCATCAGCAATTCCGGCAACTGCTGTTGCAGTGACTCCTACTCCAGGACTACCAATAATTACTGTAGGTGGAATAGAATATCCACGTCCTCCACTAGTAACAGAGATAGAAGAAACACTGGTCTCTGTTCCTCCGACAGAACAAGTTGCCGCAGCTCCTGCTCCTCCCCCACCACTTATTGTAATTGTCGGAGGAGTCGTATATCCAGATCCCCCATTCGTTAGTTCCAACCTCAAAACAGATTGTATATTTACTCTGCTAGTTGTAACTGCGACTGCTGTTGCCGTATTTATTCCACTATTTGGTCCTGAGAAAGTTACTGTAGGAGCAGAAGCATACCCACTACCATCATTATTTAAAAATATTTCAGTAATAGATCCGGAAGAAATTGATGCCGTTGCAGTAGCAGTTATTGCAGACCCAACAACTGTAAGACTTGTAATATATCCTTCATCTTCTACAGTATTATCAACTTCCTCAATTGAAGTATCAATGAGTTCATTTTCATATTCATAAAGTTCGCAACTCAATTCATAAACATAATTAGTTCCTAGTTGATAAAATGGTTTTTCTGATTCAACTCTTTTTATTTCAAATAGTCTTTCTCCAAGAGGAAAATAAATCAAATCTCCTTCTTTCGGTCTAGTAATTAAGTCTGCAAAATCATATTCAGTAATTCTTCCTTCTCTAATACCAGCACTAATACCTTCTAGAAATGGGGCAATAAATTCTTCATATCTTTCTCTAGATATAGTCAAACTTATTTCATTTTTTAATCTTAATCCAAATTTAGTCATGATATCACTATCAGGAGCATATCCATCATAATTATTCAGATATGCTTCTATCAAAAAAGTATCATCAAATTTGGAGGATTGTATTTCACGAATTATATTATCAGTTTTAAAAATTTTTCTTGGTAGGTAATAAACATCTATACCATAAATTTTTAATTGCTCATTGATTATATCTTGAACAAGAAATTGTTCATTTGAAGATCCTTGAAGAAAAAATGGATTCAATGCCATAATTATTAACCAATACAGTCCAAAGGTGGTAGTTCATACTCAGAAGACATTTTTTGTTTTATATCCTCCAATTCTCTTTGACCGTCTTCAAATATTGCACGACCATTGAGTTCAATGCCACCCGGAAGTTTTACGCCCTGGAATTTAATTAAATTTTGTCCCCACTGTTTCTTTAGTAATGCAGTGAGATATTTTTTAACAAAAGTATCATTATAAACTTGAGAAAAACTTTCTGGGTCAAGTGCTCTATAACATTCTAAAACAAAAAATGTATCCTTAGTTTTTTCTCCCCAATCTATATCCAAATATAATCTATCTTGTCTTTTATTAAATCTTACTTGCTTATCTGTTGTCAATAAAAAATCAATATCTTCAAGATACGATTTGGTCATTGAATATGATAACAAATCAATTGAACTAAAATAATATAGATCATTCAAGAATAATTGATATTTGATACTGAACATTCCACTAGAAAGAGTGCTAGTATCAAATTTGAATACTTTTTCTATTCCTATTACAGAATTAGGAACTTGGATAAAATTGGAAGTTTCATAAAAATTTGAGGTAATCGTTCCAAAACCACTTATATTGGTTGAAGTTCCAGTTGTTGTTACAATACCAACTCCAGTTGTACCTGTTGCCCTACCTCTATCAATGTCATCTTGAGTAATTTTATACTTAAGATACATTTTTTCAACACCATCATAATGTCTTTCATTAAAGTATTGAATAGTATCATCAACTAAATCATCAATCTGTTCATCAGCAACATTTATTTCAAGAACTGGTGCTCCAAGTTGTCTCAGGCAATAATCAATAAGTCCTTGTCTAGTGCTAGGTTTTGCCATCAGTATATTCCTCCATCAATGAGTCCGGCAGTTAGTGTTCCTGAAACAAATACATCACTAGAATATGTTGCAACACCAACAAATGTTGATAGTCCAGCAACGTGTAAATTTCTAGAGAGTATTAAATCTCCACTAGAAGTTAATGTAGATGCGACACCAGGAAAACCTATATTAATGCCACTTCTAGCAGTAATGAGTCCAATAGCATCAACATTGCTTACATCTTCATATGTAAGTGTTCCTGCAATAGAAACATTACTTGCGAATAATACATTACCAGCAAAAGTTGATACTCCAGATACATTGAGATTATCTAACTCAGTGTGTCCATCTACATCTAAAGATCCATTAGCATCAATATTACCAGCAAATGTAGAAACACCGGAAACATTGAGATTATCTAACTCAGTGTGTCCATCTACATCTAAAGATCCATTAGCATCAATATTACCAGCAAATGTAGAAACACCGGAAACATTAAGTGTTTCTGAAATATTAGTTATATCTAATTCGGTTCGGCCATCAACATCTAAAGTTCCATTAACGTCTAATGTTGTTCCTACTGTTGAAATTCCAGTTATATTGGAATTACGAGCATTGAACTCATCAAATTTTATATCATCATTAACATATAAATCTCCTCCAACATATAAATCACCACCAGTAGTAGTAATTCCTCCGGCAGAAGCAAGAGTTGTAATTCCAACGGAGTTAAATGTAGAATTTACTGTTAATCCGTTTAATATGTCAACAGCAGCATTTATATCTAAATTAGAAGCAAATGTTGAGACACCAGCAATTGATACATTTCCTCCAATATTTACTGCTTTACCAATTCCAATTCCACCTTCAATAACCAGAGCACCATTCGTTGGTAATGAAGATTCAGTGGTATTTGCAAATGTTACAATGCCCGTAATATTGAGAGATGACGAATCAATCGTATCCGTCATGAAGAAAGACTCTGTTGCCAGATCCCATACCAAAATCATTCCATCTCTAGATTTTAGAGTGGAATTTACATCAGTTAAATTTAGTAATCGTGTCGGTGGAGCAGAAGCATTGGATAAAACACGGATTACATTTTGAGAACCAATTCTGTCGTTGATATTGGGCATTACCTAGTTACTCCCCCTCTTATTAGTGCTGCACCTTCCACAGCTTTGAATTCTTTTCCAAAATTTGTTAATTTCACATCAAAAACATATCTACCAGGTTTTATATTAACAGTTTGTGATGCATTCAATGAAATAGAAATAATTCCTAATTCAGGACTAGTTATTGACGATGCAAAAGATACCGATGTTGTAGAACCATAATGTTTTCTCAGTTTAGCTTCAGCAGAAGCACTAGTCAGTACTAATGGAGAATTAGTTCTGGTATCTTCTAATTGAAATGAAGTATCAAAATCAAATCCTTGTTCGATAACAATATTTGATACATAAACAGCCATTATTTTATGATGCTAACATACCTTTAGATATTTATATGAATTATTGATAGTAACTATTTACTCAAGAAATCTTTGAGTAAATTTTTTATTTCTTCAATATCTTTTTTCATATTATTTAACTCTTCTTTCTCAGAATTTTTTCGTTTCACTCTATTCATATACCTATCATAAGCAATATCATCACAATTAACAATTGCTCCAGTATCCTCATCTCTGTAAAGATGAGGATGGTCTTTAACTTTTATTAAATTCTTCATGCTAGTGCGATTGTTCTAAGATCACTGATAATCGGTGCATTTGCTTGATCAGTTCCTGACATAATAATTTTAATTGAATATCCACTAAATTCTCCTAAATCATTAGCACTAAATTCATATTCTAAGAATTGATTAGCAGAACTTGCGGGAACTTTAGTGTCAGGTTTTCCGTTATTTAAAGAAGGATCAACAACTTTAAATCCACCATCAGAAGTTGCTTGAAGATTTTCATGTCCTGGAAATAATTCAAATTCCTGTTCAATTTCTGATGAATCATCTCTAATAAGACTATAAAGAACTCTAATATCTGCAGAGGCGGGTCTATATGCTCCCAATATAACCTTCAGAGAAGATGCTGGTTTGGATAAATTGACAGTATCTGAAACATAAATTGCCGAGTGTGGATCATTCAAAATAGAATTTACTCTAGAATCTGTGGCAAAGTTTGTAACCGGATTATTTAAATAATTTGATGCAAACTCAACATTAGAATCTTCAAGATTTATAATTGGAGATAAGTTTTCGTCTGTGCTGTTTAATGTAACTGCTACCGTAAATGATGTTCTGTCAGTTACATTATCAAATACTGGTTGTTGCAATTCATTGACCCTAGAGCATACTATTCTAGTAGATTTTAAATTATTGAAAGAATTTAATTCTACTGGTTCAACCTCATTTAATAATTGGAAGGATGTTTCAGTACCATTAATACTGGTTCCGGTTGTTGTTCTAATTACAGCACTTACTGAAGTAGAATCTCCAGGTGCCTGAATAAAGAACCTTGGATTTACGGAATTGAATTGAATATTTTCTGATGCATAAACTTTATCTCCACCACCAATAAGTTGCTTATTGAATGATAATTGTGGTATAGTTGCTGTATCTACAGATCTGTTAACACCATACGTAGCACTTCGGTCTACTTCAATATAATATCCGTTGGAGTCAATTCCAGTATCGGAAATATCATAGATTACATTATTAATTCTTCTTAAAGACACCCCATTAAACTCATATTTTTTAACTACAGAATCAACTTCATGCGATTGAGTTTTTCCTTCATTACCTCTACTAAGAGTTCCTAATTGATTATTAGATACTGTTTGATATGATATAACTTCATCACCAATTTTTACATATCCGGGATTAGAAGCACTGACAGATAATCCTTCAAAAGTTGTAAAAACGGAAGAATCCTCAACAAATATTGTATTTGATTCTGAAGTTAATAACACGGCCGTAAGAATAGATGGTGCAATATCAGATTCGACTCCATTTAATTGCAACTTATTATTATTGGCATACATTCCATGATTGAAATGACTTACTTCTAAGAAATTTCCAGAATTTGTTCCTGTTCCTTCAGTTACACTTAAAATAGTAGTAGATCCTAAAGATACGATATTTGTATCACTATCATAAAAACTTACTCCGGCACCAACTTGGAATGCCTTTGAACCACCAGATTGACCCTGAACATTAGTCAGATAGAGTGTATCTCTTCCACTAATATCAGTAATACTAATTAATGCATCTCTACCTGTTGTGGCACTAGTGACTGTCACTACATCACCAACTTCATATCCAGTTCCATTAGCAGTTTTTGTAATCCCTGTGATTGTACCGTTTGTAGTTGTGATAGTTATTTTTAATCCACTTCCATTACCAACAAGAGTAGTTGTTGGTAAATCTGACTGATTAGTATAATTTGCACCTCCAGCAGTAATTCCTATAGTATTAACTGGTCCTCCAGCATATTCAATATAACCATAACTATTTGGAATAGAACCGGCAATTTTTCTACCAGTGGTCAAGATACCAATTATTCCTGAATTTGTAACTGTTGCAATTCCAAGATTGGTAGTTTTTGGAAGACCGGTAACTGGATTGGAAAGTAAATTGCTTACATATCCATTGCTTTCATCTAAAGGTGGGTTTGCAAAATGAGCAATACCAGTATTTGCGGTGAATTTTGCTTTATAAAGTTTAAATTTAAGGTCTAATTCTTGTGTAGGTGTCCAAATAGATCCATTTTGAGACTTAAACAAACTTCCGAGTGCAAATTGCTTAGTATAAATTACTGATTCTGCATCAGGTAGAGATTGTGTATTAACAGTTTTCTCTCCCATTTTTGCAATCCAAACTTCATATTCATCTGAAGTGGGTGCAAGTAAAACAACCGCATATTCATTTCCAGGAGCAAGATACATTGGTTCGTCAAATGTAACTCTTGTTGCAATTTCGCCAGTTTTTGATGTTACAATTTGATCTGGATATAATGTCTTTGATTCTCCGACTAAATTTAAAGTTGGAATGCCAAGTTCTACTGTTCTTATCTGAACTTCGAGAGGTTCACTTCCAGTTGGTACATTTGCAAAATAAAGATCCAATTCAGTAAGAACTACACCTTTATCATCACTACTAAATCCATTCAAGTCTGGAGCATCAATATCTCTACCGACAACAAATGATTGTGCAAGAGGATCATCTCTTCTAGCTCTAACAACTTCACGTCTAGTTGTCGTTAGAATTGTAGTACGTCTTAATGTAGTTGCAATAGTTGTAGTTACTGTAGTTTGTATTTGTCTTGTTACAAGAGTTCCAACGGCACTATAAGATCCTTGACCAGTAGAAATTAACTTACTTCCGGGTAATGGTTTTTCATTCGTAGAATTGCTAGTTAATATATAAGTCTTTTTGCCAGTAAGAATTCGTGGATTGGGTGCTGGATTTGTATATGGATTTTTAATGAAAAATGATCCTAAAAGATCTCCATAATTATCAGTTATCAATTTCAAGTCTTTTACATAGGCAATTGCGCCACTAGTTTGTCCAACTATTTTTGCCCCCTTGACAACACGTCCAAAGAATTTTCCCTGTGCTTCATTAGATAGTGAATTTAAATCAATATTTAATGTTTTGGATGATTGACTATATGAAGTTGGCAAATTTTCCTTTCTTGCATATGGATTAATATTATATGTTCTTGATGGAGAATTGAAGGATCCTTCTTTATGGTTGGAATTTGCAAGTCTAAAACGACCCAATTCCTCACCATTTTGATATACTTTTATTGTTTCTCCGGATGTAAATGTGCCTTCTGAAGAACCATAATTTTCCAAAGTCGTGCTATTTGCAATCTCCAAAAGTTTTGGTATGAAATCTACATTACTATGATTATCCAAGAATTGATAATGTCTTGTGAGAGGTTTAAATGATCTTCCAAAGAAAGAAACATTTCTAGATCTAATATATTGCTCATCACCATGCGAAATAACAACATCTCTAGATCTTACATTAACTCTAGTTCTAGAACTTGTTGAAGTTTGTACTCTAGAACTAGAGTTTATCTCAGTTGTTCTTGTTTCTCTGACTCTAGTTCCACTTCCAGTTTCAGTTCTTACAGAAGGAAGAGTTCTGGTATTATTAATAGTATTAGTAACAACATTAGTAGTTCTTCTTGTTATATTCTGTACAGAAGGGGAAATGTATATTGTTCTGACCCAAAAATCATTTTCTGGGGATAATTTTACATTTCCAACATACTCTATAACGTGGAATGGATTGACATTTTCTACACGAGTGGCAAGTGGTTGTTCTAACCAACCAATAGAATCATATTTTAAAGTAGCAACATTTCCTGTTTTTTGAATATTTGGATCTAATAAATTAAAGTTAGTTGACAAATCTAAAGGAACAACTTCATCAGTAGGTGACTGCAAAATTCTCTGCTTTAAGGTATTGGAGAGCACTCTCGGTCTTAATTGACCTTCACTAATGTCTGCAGACGTTAAATTTTGATCGACAAGAGTTCTATCTACAAAATTATCTACAAAGAATCCAGATTTAAATCTATTATTACCATCTTCATCTTCAATACGTAATGCTTCAGTGCTAACCTCCAATAAACTTAAAGATGTAACTCTTTCTAAGTTTTCTATTCTATCCTCAAGTTGACCAATATCTCTCATAGTATATCTTCTATTGTCAACTAGATCAATAAAAACATCATCAGGATTATAAAGATATGGTGGAAGTGTAATAGTTGCCAATTCCATCAAACTTTGATCATTACTTGGAGATGCCTTTGGATCTTTTGCCGAAACACCTTTACTAACAATAAGATTTTCAAACTTATCAAGATATAATTTATCAATTCTAGGAAGATAAAAATCAAACCCAAGTAATGAACTTTCTCCGGTTTTTAAATTATAGTTTGTGGTAAATGTTCTTGAAGCAAAATCAAATGGTGAAGCAGTTGTTGAAGAATAATTGGCAACTCTTGGTCTAAAATCTAGTGTATCAGAAGCTCTAACATTTTTGGGGCCAATTGTAGGAATATCATTTAAAAATCTATCCACATCATAACTTAAAACCGTAAATACATCTCCACTATCTGATGCAGGAACTATGTAATGATCGAATACAACTAGCAACCTCTTAGATGGTTCTGAATCTGTTGTTCTAATCAATCTAGAATAATCATAATATTCATTTTTCTGTCCACCATCAAGAACATAGTTATTAGTTACATTGTTATATTTTCCTAACGTAATTGACTGAACGGTAGAAATAATATTAGATTCTTTGAATGTTACAGTTTCTCCAGCAGTAAAAGTATTTTGATTTAGATAAACCACACCTAGTTTATTTGTACCACCTGATGAAGGAGTGGAAGTATTATTTGTAACTACTCTTGCAACTGTTCCACTTTCAGAACCAATGATATTTTCACCAATAATCGCATTTGTTTCAACATTAGATATTGAAGAAAATTCTATTGAATCTAATGTAGGATCTACAGTATTCGTTGATTCGTATACTACAAGAACTTTTGCAACATCAGGAACATCTAATGAAATTTGATCGTCTTGAACTCTAAGTCCATAATATTGATTATATGTTAGTCCATCATTGATTGATATGCTAGATGCAGATCCAGATTGTGCTAATTTTGAAAGATTAACTACTTTTAATGCACTTCTAGTAAATTTTTTAATTTTACTTTGAATTCCATTCTTTTTCAGTGTTACATTTACAATACTATTTCCACCACTGGCGTCTAATGCTTTGATATCTACTCCAGTTCCTCCTCCGGTAAGAGTGAAAGCATCGGAAGTTATTGTTCCAATTCCACCACCATTATAGTGAATAGAATACCTCTCCTGATCAAAAGATTCATAGAATGCGCTGGTAATTCCAGCATCAGATAGATCTAAGGAAATTGAAGTTCCAGTAATATTTTCAGAAATTTGTTTTGTTATTAATAACTGAGAACCTGAAAGATCGATAGAGGAAATATTAGATTCTGGAAGATTTGCATAAAGAAATCCATTTTCACTATTTTTTATTTCTGCTACTCTAAGATTTGCCGTATAATTTCCAG